CAATGTGTTAACCAGAGCACCGAGTCAGGCTACATGCGTAAAGTGGATCAAGCACATGACGTGCTGGCCACTCGCAATTTTTGCGAGAAACGATGAACCTGACATCCCAGAGGGATTGGTACAAGCTCTAGGTTACGAAGAAAACCTTCCATCGGATATCCCGGAACCTCCGGGACTACCCAGTCGGCGGAAAAAAATATGTTATATTCCCCTACGAGGTGGTAGCAGGCGTATGTTGAAGAGACTTCTCATCAACAAACCCACCAACAGAATCCCTCTCAAGGTATGTTGGGCTATATTACAGGGTGCAAAACGTGGTTGTGCAGAGGTAACGACAGACTTTGTTGAAGCCGCGCTAGACAAACACAAAATTGCACTTACGACGGAGAAGGAGCCGCTTGACCCCGGTATCAAAGAGGATTACAGGAAAAAGTTCCGAAATATATTTCGAGCGAAGCAATATACAAGATATTGCAACGGAACAAAATACACCTGCTTCAACGTTCGAAATTTCGAACGTGAAGAAGGGAACCCTGGACCCAATGCCTGCTATGAAAAACCGAGGGCTAAGTATGGACGCGCTGGATATGTCCGAGAGCGCTGGAAAGAACATCTAGAAGGTGTACTATGTCTGGAGGAGGGAGACCTGGTTGGGAGTCATTTTGATCCCACGACGGGCGAGATACATGAGGAAAAATACAGTAAAAATATGCTGCCTCGGATCCCCCACAGCTTTTTGGTACGCGAAGCCCTAAGCACACTCAAAAAACAGGATGGCATTTGCCATGCAACCGTAGTTGAGTGTCTTGAGCCACTTAAGTGTAGGCTTATAACCAAAGGGAACGCCATGCCATATGCTGCCGCAATGCCTTTTCAAAAAGACATGCGAGGACATTTGTACGACACCCACTTTGCTTTTAAGCTTATTGGGGAGCCTCTCACAGAGCAGCTACTACATGAGTTGCTTGCAAAGGAGAGGCGGGCTGGTATATTCGCTGATGACGTAAAAAAAGGTAAAGTTATCAAGTGGAATTCTGGCGACTTCAGCGCAGCCACCGATGGGATCTCACAAGAGGTCAATAGCCTCGCTTTAGAGGAATACATATCGAGTGTCGCTGGAATCACAGAAGACGAGAAGACAATTCTCCGCGCCGTCTTAGGGAACCACCGGTTAGATTATCCGGAATCACACGAAGTGTACCATCCCTACAAAGAGCGTGAGCCCTTCATGATGAAGAATGGTCAACTAATG